ATGGACCTGGTGTTCACCCCGAGCCAGATCGAGACTTGGTCGATCGAGCGGCTGCGCCCCTATGCCCGCAATGCCAAGATCCACGGCACCGACCAGGTGGCGAAGATTGCGGCAAGCATGGCGAAGTTCGGCTGGACTGTGCCCTGCATGGTGGCGGACGACGGCGAGCTGATCGCCGGGCACGGCCGGGTGCTGGCCGCGACGATGTTGGGGCTGAAGGATGTGCCGGTGATCCGGCTTGGCCATCTCGACGAGGCCGAGCGTCGCGCCTACCGGATCGCCGACAACAAGCTGACCGAGCTGGGCGACTGGGACGAGGCCATGCTGCGCCAGGAGGTCGCGGGGCTTCTGGCCGAAGATTTCGACCTGTCGCTGCTGGGCATCACCGACGAGGATCTGGATGCGCTGTTGCGCGATCCGGATGAAGTCGGCGGCGATGGTCTGGTCGAAGGCGAGGACGAGGTGCCCGAGCCGCCGATCACGCCGGTGTCGGTGGCGGGCGACCTCTGGCAACTTGGATCGCATCGGCTGATCTGCGGCGACAGCACCTCCGCCGATGTGGTCGGGCGGTTGCTCGGCGATGTCCGCCCCCTGCTGATGGTCACCGATCCACCCTATGGCGTGGAGTACGATCCATCCTGGCGCAACCAGGCCGGTGCCGCCAAGACCAAACGCACCGGCAAGGTGCTGAATGACGACCGGGCGGATTGGCGCGAGGCGTGGGCGTTGTTCCCGGGCGACGTCGCCTATGTCTGGCATGGTGCGCTGCACTCTACGACCGTGGCGGAAAGCTTGGTGGCGGCGGGTTTCGCGGTGCGGTCACAGATCATCTGGGCCAAGGACCGCCTGGTTCTCAGCCGGGGTGATTACCACTGGCAGCATGAACCCTGCTGGTATGCCGTCCGCAAGACCGGCAAGGGGCATTGGGCGGGCGACAGGAAGCAGACCACCCTGTGGCAGATCGCCAACAAGGATCAGGACGCCGCAACCGTGCACGGCACGCAAAAGCCGGTCGAATGCATGCGGCGGCCAATCCTGAACAATTCCAGCCTCGGTCAGGCGGTGTTCGAGCCCTTCATGGGATCGGGCACCACGCTGATCGCGGCCGAGACCACCGGCCGCGTTTGCTTCGGGGTGGAGTTGAACCCGGCCTATGTCGATGTCGCCATCGAGCGCTGGCAGGCGTTCACCGGCGCCACGGCCACATTGGCAGAGACCGGCGAGAGCTTCGCCGATCTGAAGGCCAAAAGGCTTACGGCGTAACAGCTTGGTACCGTCAGGCGGTCATGCCGATGCGGTACACCCGGCCCCGTTTTTCTTCCTTGGCCGAGGTTACGACCAGCCCCAGCCTCTTGCCCAAGGCCCCGGACATCGCACCCCTCGCGGTGTGGGCCTGCCACGACAAGGCGGCTGTAATCTCGTCGATCGTCGCGCCTTCAGGCCGCTGCAGCATCGCGATCAACTGCGCCTGCTTGGTTCCGGCGCGCGGCGTCGGTGCTTTCAGCTCGGGCTTGGGCTCCGCTTTGGCGCGCTCCCGAATCGCAACCATGGTCTGCACCACCACCGGTTCGATCCCGACGGCCAGCAGGCCTGCGTCGGTGACGATCAGCGTCGTGCCGTGACCATCTCCGGTCTCGCGCCAGAGCGGTTCGCCGCGCCGCAGGTTGGCCTCTACCTCCTGCAGCCAGCCACGGTCGATCATCTTGCCGACCGCCATCTTCGCCGCCGCGCCGACCAGCCCCTTTGGCAGCGGCAGGGCGAGGTTGCCCGTGCGCTGGGCCCCGGCGGTCAGGATCAGGCTCTGGGTTTCCGACAGCTTGGTCATGGCTCAGGCCTCCCATCTGGCGAATTCGCCACCCATGCCCATGCTGTCGGCGATGCGGCGCAGGATGCCCGGCGACTGGCGTTCCAGATCACCGGCAAGCCGCGCTTCCTCGACGAAGGTCTCGCCCGGCAGATGGTTCAGGGTGCCATAGTGCAGGCGCATTGTCGCTTCGACCCCAGCAGGGTTCAGGTCCGGTGCGAGTTTCTTGAGCAGGGTCTGATAGTACATCGGGTGTTCCGTTCATCCGGGTGCGCGGGATGCGCCCCCTTCTACAAGGCCAAGCCCCGCCATCGCGGGGCTCGCTCAGGTTGGGTTCGGGTCATTCGGCGTGTTCGCCTTCCTTGAAGGCGCTGTCGGTGATCTGGCGTAGCAGGCTGGCGTAGTGGGTCAGGGTGCCGACATGGCCCCAGTTCACCTCGTCGGGGTGGGCGTTGAAATGGTCAGCGCAGAGGGCGTGCAGCCGCGCGAGCATGGTGTCGATCTCGGCCTTGGCGGTCATGAAGGCGCTCAGGGCTGTGTCGTTCGTGGCTGCGGCGCGGCGGGTGGTCATGGCGTGGTCTCTCCGAGTGAGTTGCATCGTCTTCCTGCGCCCAGAGTCGCTCTGTCTCAAAGTGTAATCAACTGAATATCAAGCAATATCATTGCGTTGATCGGATTGGACGGAAACATGGAAGGGATGAGCGAGCGCGACTATTCCGCCCATTCCGGCCTTTCGCGCGGGGCCATCCAAAAGGCCCGCAAGACCGGGCGGCTGGTGGTCTATGGCGACGGGTCGATCAACGCAGCCGCCTCTGATGCGCGGCGGGCGGAGATGACAGATCCTGACCAGCAGCGGCGCTCGACCGGCGGCGATAGCGGGTTCTCCGGTCCGGCCGACAGCTCGTCCTATCTTAAGGCCCGCACCGCTCTGACTGTCTACCAGGCGCAGGAACGCCAGCTTGCGATCCAGAAAAAGAAAGGTGCACTGGTCGACCGGGCGCGGGCGGAGGCGCTGGTCTTCCGCCTCGCGCGGCAGGAACGCGATATCTGGGTGACCTGGCCCGCTCGGGTGGCGGCGTTGATGGCGGCCGAAGTGGCCGCGGAGGTGGAAATGCAATCCGGACAGCCGGAGCGACCGGTGATCATCGAGGCCGCGATCCTGCAGAGGGTGCTGGAAACCCATGTCAGAGCGCAACTCGACGCCCTCGCCGATCTCCGGGTCAGCCTCGGCTGAAGACGAGGACCATCACGATCTGACCGAAGGCCTCGACCTTGATTTCGACGGGGCAGAGGATCTGTTGCGGGTCTGGCGCAACGGCATGCGTCCCGATCCGGACCTCACGGTGTCGGAATGGGCGGATGTGCATCGCTGGCTGTCCTCGCGCGGTGCGGCCGAACCGGGGCGATACCGGACAGCGCGCGCGCCCTACCTGCGCGAGATCATGGACGCGCTGTCGCCGCGCCACCCGGCGCAGCGTGTGACCTTCATGAAAGCTGCACAGGTCGGCGCGACCGAGGCTGGCAACAACTGGATCGGCTTTGTCATCCACCATGCGCCGGGGCCGATGTTGGCCGTGCTGCCGACGGTCGAGATGGCGAAACGGACGTCGCGCGGGCGGTTGGACCCGCTGATTTCTGAGTCCCCAGCCCTGCGCGAACGAGTCAACCCCGCCCGGTCGCGCGACGCGGGCAATTCGATTCTGTCGAAGGAATTCCCCGGCGGCATTCTGGTGCTGACCGGGGCCAACTCCCCGACCGGCCTACGGTCTATGCCTGCGCGCTACATCTTTCTGGACGAGGTCGACGCCTATCCGGCTTCAGCCGACGAAGAAGGCGACCCGGTCACACTGGCCGAGGCGCGGACGACGACGTTCTCGCACCGGCGGAAGGTGTTCCTAGTCTCGACCCCGACAATCCGGGGATTATCCCGCATTGAACGGGAGTTTGATGCCAGCGATCAGCGCCGGTATTTCGTGCCCTGCCCCCATTGCGGGGCGATGCAATGGCTGCAGTTTGAACGCCTGCGCTGGGACAAGGGGCGGCCTGACACCGCCGCCTATCACTGCGAGGGCTGCGAGAAGCCAATCGCCGAGCATCACAAAACGCAGATGCTGGAACGGGGCGAATGGCGGGCGACGGCTGTGTCCGCCGATCCCCACTCCATCGGCTTCCACATCTCGGCGCTCTACTCGCCGCTCGGCTGGAAAAGCTGGGCCCAGATCGCACGCGAATGGCTGGCAGCCCAAGGCTCGGAGGAAATGCTGCGCGCGGCGCGCAACACCCTGCTGGGCGAAACTTGGGTGGAGTCGGGCGATGCACCGGAATGGCAACGACTGGCCGAACGTCGCGAAGCCAATGGCGGGGTGCAAATTCCAGTCGGCGGTCTGTTCCTGACGGCTGGCGCCGATGTGCAAAAGGATCGGATCGAAGTCGATGTCTGGGCCTGGGGGCGCGGCCTGGAGTCCTGGCTGGTCGATCACGTCGTGATTGCCGGTGGCCCGGACGATCCCGCGTGCTGGGACAAGCTGACAGCCCTGCTCGGTCGGACATGGGCCTGCGCCAACGGTGCGGTGATGGTAATCGGCAAGCTTGCAATCGACACAGGCTATGAAGCCCCGGCGGTTTACGCATGGGCGCGCAAGCAGTGCTTCGACCAGGTTGCCCCGATCAAGGGCCTCGAAGGCTTCAACCGTGCAACACCGGTGTCGGGCCCGACCTTTGTCGACGCCACCATCGGGGGCAAACGTCTGCGCCGCGGAGCACGACTTTGGTCGGTAGCAACCGCGACGTTCAAAACTGAAACCTACCGCTTCCTGCGGCTGGAGCGGCCTTCGGATGAAGACCGGGCGCTGGGCGCACTGGACGCCCCCGGCACGATCCACCTGCCCGACTGGATCGACACCGAATGGCTGAAGCAGCTGGTGGCCGAACAGCTGGTCACCGTGCGCAACAAGCGCGGCTATGCCCATCCCGAATGGCAGAAAATGCGGGAGCGCAACGAGGCCTTGGACACCCGCGTCTACGCACGGGCGGCGGCGTGGATCATCGGCGCCGACCGTTGGGACGAGGCGACCTGGCGGCGGTTGGAAGAGCAGGCCGGGGTTGAAGCCCGACCGCCAAGCGCCACGGCTGATGTCGAAGGCGTGGCCTCAGAACCGGCCAGGCCCAACCCACCCAAGGCCGGAACACCGACGACGCCACGGCGGAAACGCCGGGCCTACACCCCGAACTTCATGAGGAACTGACATGGATCTGGAACGGATGCGCGCCCTGCTGGCCGCGCTGCAGGAGGCGCGCTACGCGGGCGTCCGCTCGGTCAGCTATGACGGCAAGACCATCAACTATGGCTCGGATACTGAACTGGCCAGTGCGATCACCGATCTGGAGGGCCGGATCGCTACCGCCACCTCCGGCACCCCGCGCCGTCGCCGCTGGGGCACCGTGGCCTCGAAGGGGTTGTGACCGATGGGGTTCGACGCCTTCCGCCAGCGGCTGGGCTCGATCATCGGGGGCTTTGATGCGGCGCATGCCCATCGCCGCCTGCGCGGGTTCCGCGCATCCCGCGCCCATGTGAACACCCTTATCGCCGCGTCTGGCGACACGATCACCGCCCGCGCCCGCTGGCTGGTCCGCAACAATGGCTATGCGGCTAACGCCGTGGAGTCTTTCGCCAGCAATGTGGTGGGCGATGGCATCAAACCCTCCTCGACCATCGCCGACGCAGCCAAGAAGGAGGAGTTGCAGGCGCTGTGGCTGGCCTGGACCGATGATGCCGATGCAGAAGGACGGACCGACTTCTATGGCTTGCAGCGCCGGGCCGCGCGCGAGGTGTTTCTGTCTGGCGAGGTGTTCCTCCGTATCCGGCCGCGCCGGGCGGAGGACGGCCTGACCGTGCCCCTGCAACTGCAGATGCTTCCTTCCGAGATGCTGCCCCTCGACATGAACCGCACTCTGCCCGGTGCCGGGCTGATCCGTCAGGGCATCGAGTTCGACGGCATCGGCCGCCGCGTCGCCTACCACTTCCTGCGCCGTCACCCAGGCGATCTGACCGATCCCGGCCTCGCGGGTGAAACCGTCCGCGTCCCCGCTGGCGATGTGATCCATGTTCTCGACCCGGTCGAGGCGGGGCAGTTGCGCGGCGTATCGCGGTTCGCCGCCGCCATCGTCAAGCTGTTCACGCTGGACCTCTACGATGACGCCGAGCTGGAGCGGAAAAAGATCGCAGCGATGTTCGCGATGTTCATCACCTCGCCCGCCCCGGAAACCCCGCTGGAACCGACCGAGGAGGATCTTGAGGTCGAACCGGGCCAAGTGGTGCGGCTGGATCCGGGTGAGGATGTTTCGACCCCGGCCACCCCGGACTCTGGCGGCACTTACGAGCCGTTCCAGTACCGCACCCTGCTGCAAATCGCGGCCGCGCTGGGCGTGCCCTATGGCTATCTGACCGGCGACACTGCGAAGGGCAACTTCTCCAACACCCGCATCTCCCTGATCGAATTCCGCCGCCGCATCTCGGCCTGGCAGCATGGCGTGCTGGTCTATCAGCTCTGCCGCGCCGTCTGGGTGCGCTGGATGGACACGGCCGTGCTGTCGGGTGCCCTCGACTTGCCGGGCTATGACAGTCAGCGGCGACAATATCAGGCCTGCGCCTGGCTCCCGACCAAATGGGACTGGATCGACCCGATGAAGGACGCCTCGGCTGAGATCCTGCAGATCGAAGCCGGGCTGAAATCCCGCACGCAAGCCTTGGCAGAGCGTGGGTACGACGCCGAGCAAGTCGACCGCGAAATCGCTGCAGAGCGCAAGCGCGAGGCCGCGCTGGGCCTAGACTTCCGGCGACCGGGGTCACCCGCGCAGGGGCCGGGTGAAGGCACGGCGAAAGATACGGATCAGGACAGCGCCAAGGACGACGAGGACGACGACACCGCCGATGAAAAAACCGACCCCAAGGAGGGCGCATGATGCACCACGCGCAAATCGCCCAGCGCGCTTTCAACACTCCTTTGATGGTGGACCCGGCTAAAGCGCTGGCCTTCCTGTCTGGGCTGGGCCCGCGCATCACCGGGCAGGAAATCACCTTCCATGGGCTGGAGGTAGACACCGCGGATCAAGCATCGGCAACACTGCCCGCCCGCGCCTCGCTGTTTGGCAATGATCTCGCCCAGCGCCATCAGCGCAATGGCACCCAGCCGTTTGCCATGGTGAATGGCATCGCCGTGATCGAAGTGGCGGGCACACTTGTGCACCGTGGCGCGTGGATCGGGCAATCTTCCGGCCTGACCTCATACGAGGGCATTGCCGCTCAGTTGCAGGCCGCATTGGTCGATCCCGGTGTGCGGGGTATCGCTCTGGACATCGACAGCTTCGGCGGCGAGGTCGCCGGGGCCTTCGATCTGGCGGATCGCATCCGGGCGGCGCGGGCGCAGAAACCGCTGCACGCATTTGTCGCCGAACATGCTCTGTCGGCTGGCTATGTCCTCGCCTCCCAGGCCGACCGCATCATCCTGCCCCGCACCGGCGCTGTCGGCAGCATCGGCGTTGTGGCGCTGCACACCGACATGAGTGGCGCGCTGGATCAGAAAGGCATCGCCGTCACCCTGATCCATGCCGGTGCCCACAAGGTCGACGCCAATCCGTATCAGCCCCTGCCCGAAGATGTGCACGACCAGATGCAGCGCGAGTTGGAGGTGGTCCGCTTCCTCTTTGCCGAAACTGTCGCCGCCGGTCGCGGTGATCGGCTGACCCATGCCGCAGCTTTGGCAACCGAAGCTGCCGTGTTCCGCGGAGCTGACGCCATATCCGCCGGTCTGGCCGACGACCTTGCCGATCCGGTCACCGCCTTCCGCGCCTTCGCCGCCGCACCCCGCGGCACAACCTCTCCCAGCAGAAAGGGTCCAACAATGACCACCACGCCCACCGACACTCCGAACCCGGCTCCGATTGCCGCCCCTCCCGCTGCAATTCCTGCTGTCGCGGCTGCACCCGAAGCTTCGGCTGTGGCGGCCGTTGCAGGGCCCACCGCCATGAGCGCCGACGCCGTGCGCGCCGAAGCTGCCGAAGTTGCACAGGTTTGCGCGCAGGCAGCGCGGCTCGGCGTGACCATCGACGCGGCCAATGCCGTCACCAAGGGTCTGAAACCCGAAGCCCTTCGT